GCGCGCATAAACGAACGGACGAGGAGAAGGCGCGGCGGCGGGAACAGCGCCGCGAGCGGCGTCAGGTTGATACCGCATTTCGTGAACGCGAGAACGCACGCTTACGAGAATGGCGGCGCGAACGGAAAGAGCAGATGGTGTAAAGGGTTGTTTTGAGGACGCGAATAAACGCAAGCGTGTATATTCCATACCACGTTAGTAGTATTACTCTTTACAATTATCGCTCAAAGTGCCATTTTAGGGCATTCCAAAGCAACATTTGATACTATTATGTTGTATTACGAACAAAACGGCATCACAATTTATCACGGCGACTGTCGGGCGCTGACGCTGCCTGAGAAGCCCGCGCTAGTGTTGGCTGACCCGCCGTATGGCGATGACCACGACACCGACTATACACGCTTTACGGGCGGCGTGGCTGCCGAACGAAGCAGCCACGCCGCCATCGCTGGTGATAGTGAGCCGTTCGATCCGCGCCCGCTGCTGAAGATAGGGCAACGTCAAATACTGTTCGGCTGCAATCGGTTCAGTCAATACCTGCCGGTGGGTTCGCTGCTGATATGGGATAAGCGCTCGCCGGGCGGTGCCAAGAACGTGATGAGCGATGGCGAGCCTGCGTGGGATTCACACGGGCGCGGCGTGTACATTTATTCACACGCCTGGGATGGTTTCAATCGCGCCAGCGAGCGGCAGACAAAGTACCACCCATCTCAAAAGCCCGTCGCGTTGATGCGCTGGTGCCTGCTACGTGCCAAGCTCGCGCCGGGCGCGCTGGTGTATGACCCGTACATGGGGAGCGGGCCGGTTGCCAAGGCGTGCAAGCAACTCGGCTATCGGTATATTGGGTGTGAATTAGTAGAAAGCTATTGCGAAACGACCGCGCTAGGGCTTCAACAGGAAGTCATGGAGCTAGTAGCATAGGCGTCCATTCACTCGCCGCGCTACTCATCTTCGTCACGTTGCACGGCGGCACGCTGGAACACGGCTGGGCACCGCACTACGCGCCGGGCGTGATGGAACGGGTCAGCCGCAACCGCGACATGGCACCGGCGGCGTGCATGGTATCGTCGCCAGTGGAACCGCTCGGCTCGTGGTTGTGGGTGTATGGAGTGAACACAGGACGTTTGCTGCACTGTCGCGTGACCGACGTGAGCCACCCGCGCGACAAGGCACGGCACCTGCGGACGGGGCGGGTTGTGGAAATAGGGTACGCCAGCACGAAAGCGCTGTGCGGGTCAACCAGGGGTAGCGTCAAGCAATGCCCGGTGATGGTGATACGGCTATGACGATCCTACTGATTCAGTTTCTTATCGTGCTATTCATCTACGCGCTCATCGTGAGCATCGGATTGGAGGATTAAGCAATGCAAATCACGTTCATTCTCCCGGTGATTATTTCGGCGGTATTCGGCCTCGTGGTCGCGGGCATCTACTACCTGATCGCTGGGCCGTGGCCGGCGATGCGTCAATGGCTTGCGGCAGCGTGGGTACTGGCGTGCCTGTGTTACATCATCCTGTTTGGAGTGATTACGCTGTGACGTTGATCGAACTCTTGTTCGCGGTGCTGATTGTCGCCAGTATCGTACTTGATTGCGTGACGATCCTACTGTTGCGTGATACGCTGCACACGCTGGTCATGCAAGGCAGTTTGCGCCGCGAGTGGGTACGGAAGGAACACACGCCATGAACGTGACCGTGGACGCCATGGCCGAAATCTGCCGCATTGTCGCGGCGGTCATCGTGGTGCGCACGCTGCCCCCGGCACGCCTTGGTGCGATCGTGGCGGCCCTGCGTGACAACGGCGGCGATACCTTAGCGAACGTGCTGGTGGGCACGCTGCCGTTCGACGCACAGCCGAGCATTGGCACGATGGAGCGGTTGACCCATGAGTGACGAAGATGCGCCAGAAGCATTTCAGCTTATCTTTGAACTACCCGACTATAACGCCACGAAGCGGCACACAGCCGGCGGCGCACGCGGACAGATCAACATTGATGAGGCAACAATAGCGGCGTGGGAAGCGATGGTCACGTATGCCACTCGTAATAAGCTAACCAAGTTCGCCGCCGCCGTTGTGATTGTGGCAACACATAGCGACGGTGATGCGCTACTAGAGCCAATCCGGGTACGTAGCTGGAAAGAACCGAAACTGAAAAAACTGAATTCTTAACGGATATTGACCATGGGACAAAACGGCGGCGCGCGACCTGGGGCCGGGCGCAAAAAGAAAAGTGAAAAGTTTGAGACGCAGATTCAGCGTGCCGAAAAGAAGATCGCCGACAAGCTTCCATTGCTTGTCGATAAGGCACTCGAATTGGCAGAGGGCGTGCTGTCCGAAGAGTTCAATCTTCTCACCATGAAAAAGTCTGTATATCAGAAGCCCCCCGATCTTGGGGCAATCAAGTATCTTGTAGACCGCATCATGGGCAAGCCAACCGAGCGGCAAGAATTGAGCGGCCCCGATGGGGGTTCAATCCCTGTCCAATTCTTTGACTATGACACTGCAACTACCAAACTTACGGCGGGATCAGAAGATGATTCTGAAACACCCAGCCGAGACTAAAGTGTTAAGCATGGGCCGGCGATGGGGCAAGACTGTGCTAGGCGGTACGACCTCGTTGTACTTCGCCTCGCAAGGGGCGCGGGTGGCGTGGGCCGTGCCGACCTACAAGAACGGCCGCCCGCTGTGGCGCTGGGCAGAGAACACCGTGGCACCACTCCGCAAGCGCGGGCAGGCTGAGGTCAACCGCTCTGAGCGGGTGATTCAGTTCAGCAGCGGCGGGTTCCTGGGTATCTATTCGATGGATAGTGAAGATAGCATCCGTGGTGAGGCGTTTCACCTTGTCATTGTCGACGAGGCAGCGCGTATCCCCGAGGCCGCATGGACAGACGCCATCCAGCCGACGCTTGCCGACTATGGCGGGCGGGCGATATTGATTAGCACGCCGAACGGGAAGAATTGGTTTTGGAAAGAGTGGTTACGCGGGCAGACGCCGAACGAGCGCATCAAGTCGTGGCAGGCACCGACGCGCGACAACCCCAACCCGCGCATCCAACGCGCGGCAGACATGGCGCAAGAGCGCGTGCCTGAGCGCACGTATCAACAAGAGTGGTTAGCGCAGTTTGTGGAGGATGGCTCGGTGTTTCGGATGGTCAACGAGCGCGCCACCGCAACGCCGCAGACGCACGCCATTGCTGGGCATAGCTATGCGATGGGGTGTGACTGGGGGAAGACACACGACTTTACGGTGCTGACCATTATCGACATGACCACCAAAGAGCTTGTCTTGATGGACAGGTTCAATCAAGTTGACTACGCCGTGCAGGTCGGCCGGCTGCAGGCGTTGTACGACCGCTTCACGCCCGTCGTGATTATGGCTGAGCAGAACAGCATTGGCACGCCGATCATCGAGCAGCTATGGCGCATGGACTTGCCGGTGCAACCGTTCGTCACGACGAACGCGACCAAGGCGCGGATCATTGAAGACTTGCTATTGGCGTTCGAGCAAGGCACGATCCAGATACTCAACGACCCGATCTTGATTGGCGAGCTGCAATCGTTCGCGGTCGGTAAGACAAGCCTGGGCTTGCCGCAGTATAGCGCACCCAGCGGCATGTTCGATGACTGTGTAATGTCCCTTGCGCTGTGCTGGTCAGCCGCGCACGAATTGGAGTATGTACGATGAGCGATGTATTGGAAGCGATTCGGCGGGTCTACGACTCGTTGCAGGTTCTGTATTATGGTACTGATGATAGCTTGCCGCGCGGCAAAGTATTTATGATAAAAGAAACCGATTGGACACACAAGGCTATTATTTGTCACCCTGACGACTTGCCGATCATACGGGGCATGGGCAGGGGGTGTCGCTTCGTTCATCTTCGTGACGCGCCGATCAAGATACCGTCGATCCCTATGGAGATTACTACATGAGCATTGCTACCCGTATCCGCTACGCCATGGCCGGCGCGCTGTTGGGCGTGAAACAATCCGACATTGCCTTCATCCCGCAATGGATTAAGACCACATGGGCACCCGCGACGTTCCAGCGCTTGACCGCTGAAGGGTACAAGAAGAACGCGGCGGTCAACATCTGCCTGACCCGCCTCGCGCTGGCGTATCAACAGCCGCGCCCGCTGGTCAAAACCATGGACGGCGATGTGCAGCCGAACCACCCGCTCCAAAAGCTGTTGATACGCCCCAACCCGCAGATGTCATGGCGCGAGATGGCATTGATTACGGCGGTGTACAAGGGCATTGGCGGGCAGTGCTACTTGAAGAAAGTACGCAACGGCGGCGGCGCGGTGATTGAGCTGTGGCCGTATCACATCGGGCAGGTGCGTCCCATCCCCGGG